AGGTAGCTATCGGAGAGTCTGGCGATGACTTCATCGACAACTTGAAGACTGTAAGAATTGAGCAGCGTTTGGTGCAGTTTATCTCTGCTAACGATACTCCAGTATTGGTTAAAGGAACTTTTGCAGCTGCAAAGGCTATCCTTGAAACTACTTAATAGTGTTTTGTGTTTGTGTTTAGTATAAAAGGGCGAGAAAATTTCTCGCCTTTTTTTGTTTAACTAGTTCAAAATCATTTACTTTAAAATAAATTATTTCATATGGCAACATTTACGATGTGTAAGCCTCAAAGATGCAAGCTAAAATTATCCTGCCTTCGGTTTACTTCTAAGGCTAGTGAAGGTCAGGTTTACTTTAATGAAGAACCATGCAACCATGAAGGGACTGATTGCAAAGTATATTTCAAAAAAAATTGTAAGCCTTGTGGCGAAATATAATTATGAAAAAACCTACAAAAAAAACGCTTAATTCAATTGACATGATTAAAATCATGGAATCAATTCCAAATGATGACACCAATTTTCAATATATAGATATGAAAGCTGGAGAAGAGCATTATAGATTACTTGCCTGGATTGGTGGCCAAGTAAAAGGTAATATTATGGAATTAGGGACTTTTAGAGGACATTCAGCTCTTTGTCTCTCTAAATCAGGAAACAAGGTATTTAGCTATGATGTTCAAGATTATATTTCTTTAAATTATAAGCCTGAGAATGTTAATTTTTTAATAATGGAAAATGGTCATAAATTTATTGATGATTCTTTTGATTTATTGTTTATTGACACAATGCATGATGGAATTTACGAACAACAAGTATTAAACCATTTAAGGGATATTAAATGGAAAGGAATAGTTTTAATGGATGACATTTTGCTTTTTGATGAGCTTTCTAAACTTTGGGAACAAATTCCAGAACAGAAAGCAGATTGGACAGATATTGGTCATCATTCAGGTACAGGAATAATTTGGTTTAAATGAAATTATCAATTTTAGTTCCTTCAGTAGCAGAGCGAAGAAAAACCTTTTTGCCTAAATCATTGGATATGCTTTATGGTCAATTAGAAGCATTGCCAGAGCAAGACCAAAAGGAGGTTGAAATTATCTATTTAATTGATAATAAAACGATAATGCTTGGAGACAAGCGAAACCTTTTGGTAGACATGGCAAATGGCGATTACATTGCATTTGTTGATTGCGATGATAGGATAAGCTCAGATTATATTTTAAGCCTTTTAGAAGGCATAAAAAGCAATGCAGATGCGATTGTATTTTTAGCCGAGGTATCATTAAATGGAAATCCGCCAAAGATTTGCAGGTATTCTAAAGATTACATTAGAGACTATAACACCGAAACTGAATATCATAGGTTGCCAAACCATATTCCTTGTATAAAAAAGTCAATAAGTAAAAAGGCTTCTTTTCCTTCACTGAAAAGAGCTGAAGACTCAGGCTATGCAAAGTTATTAAGGCCATATATAAGTACTGAGCATAAGATAGACAAGGTGCTTTATTATTACGATTATAATGATATGACTACCGTCGCTCAAGAGGATATTTTAGAAATTAGACATAAAAAAGCAAATATGGGAAAAATTGTTGCAGATGTTGTGTTTATAAGCAATGCTCAAAAACTTGGAAAAGATTTTACCCAAATGGCAATAGATACGGCAATTAAAGGTGCTAATGGATTGAGAATTAATTGCATTGTAATTGAATCAATGCCAAACATATTTTATAAAAACGCAAGTACATTTAATCCTGACAAAGATTTTAATTATAATTACTATTTAAATTTTGGAGCGGTTCGAGGAAATGCTCCTTGGATTATGTTTTGCAATAATGATTTAATATTCCGAAATGGATGGCTTCACGCTTTAATTTCAGCAGACTATCCTATAGTAAGTCCAATTTCCCCAAAAGATTTTAGGCAAAAAGATATAACAGAAAATGAAATTGGTTGGCAATGCGGAAGGAATTTATCTGGATGGGCATTTATGATGAAACGCGATTTATGGAATCAAATAGGAGGCTTGGACAATGATTTTGATTTTTGGTTTGCAGATAATAGCCTAATTGGTCAACTAAAAAAAATAGATTTACCTCCAATGCTTGTGCCTTCTAGTAGAGTTGACCATATTGGAAGCCAGACATTTAAAACAAAAACAATAGACGAAAGGAATGATTTAATGTGGTCAAAATTAGATTTATTTAACCAGAAATATAACGAGACTTTATTTAATGATCACCCAAACTTTATCCAATGGAAAAAATCGCAATCTGTATAACCACTAGGAATAGGCATTCTGTTTTAGATTTTTCTTTAGCTGAATGGAAAAAATATAAACCTAAAAATGCTAAAATATTTATTGTTGATGATGCATCAACTATACCAGTAAAGAATGCAAATTTTAGGTTTGATAAGCAGCAAGGAATAGCAAAAGCAAAAAATAAATGCTTGGAATTAGCTGAGGATTTTGATTTTGTTTTTTTAGCAGACGATGACATTTACCCAAAAATTAAAGGATGGGAAAAACCTTATATTAAATCCAATCTTAATCATTTGGCTTTGACATTTGAAAAAAATCACAGAAATCAATTTTATAGTCCATCAGTAAGAAAAGAAGGAGAATGGAATGGCTTTACAACTTATAAAGCTCCAAATGGATGTTTGCTTTTTTTAACACAAAAGACAATTAAAACGGCTGGAGGTATGAGGCCAGAATTTAGCATTTGGGGATTTGAACACGTTGAATATAGTCAGAGGATTAACCTACTAGGATTAACTCCGTATCCTTACATTGATTTGCCAAATAGCCTAGATTTATTTCACGTTTGCGATTATTACAATGAGTTTAAAAGTTCAATTCCAATAGATGTAAAAAGAGAAAGTGGGAAACATAATTTAAAAGTATGGGAGGAGCTTGGAGGTAAACCAGAATTTGTTGCTTACAAATGAAAATATTTTATTCAAACCCATTTAGCTTAGATAAAGACATTGGCAAAGCCTACAATGAATACTTGGCCAGCATAAATGCAAATGATGACGATTGGATAGTGATGCAAGACGGAGACATATTGTATCTGACTCCAGATTGGGGGAAGAGAATACATGATGCTTTGTCTGTAGATGGAGACAAATTTGGCTTGGTGGGATGCTATACCAATCGGCTAAGATCAAAGCACCAACTGCATGCAAAAGCGTTTAGCAACGATTTAAACATTAGAAACCATTACAACATCGCCATGTCATATGAGGGGGGTGGGGTAGAAGAAATCAAAGATTATATTGCCGGATTCTTCATGGCATTTCAGTATAAGACTTGGAAGAAAATTAAGTTTACTGAAAATAGCTTGGCTTTTGATTCTTTGTTTTCCATGAGAGTTAAGGAGCTTGGATTAAAGGTTGGATTGATTAGGTCACTTTATGTTTTCCATTCTTACAGACCTTGGACTGATTTCGAGCCTTGGAATGAGAAAAAACATTTAATGAAATAAATAGTATCTTTATGATAAAATTATTAGTTGACCTAGCACCATTTCATAAAGACGAAGTAATAAGCGTAGGCAAGACTTACGACACTTACCTAGTTAACAAAGGGTTAGCAATTTGGGTCAAAATGGACAAACAAGAAATAAAAACGAAATGAGCGTAGTAAGACCCCTCGACATTAGATATTCCTTTTCGGTTGCTACTGAGCCAATTACTTTGGCAGAAGCTAAGGCATGGATGCAAATAGATTTCTCAGATTGGGATACACTAATCACTAACGAACTTATTCCAGCGGCTAGAAACGAAAGTGAGAAGGCAAGCGGAATGCTTTACGTAGAAAGAAATGTGGTTGTAACAAATAATAAAACTGGACAAAGAATTTATCCAATTGGCCCTTGGGTGGCGGATGTGACAACTGACGAAACAGAAGTAGAAAATTACACCTATACTGCTGGATTTAATAACTCAAATCCTTTGCCTCAAGACCTTCATGTAGCTATGCTAAAAAGGATTGCAACTGATTTTGCATTTAGACAAAACATGATTAGCGTTCAGGAGCAATATGCACAAAAGGCTAGTATTTCAACAGAGTTAAAATATAGAGCAGACTTATTCGTATGATAAATTTTGGCAAGTATGATCAAAAGGTTGAGTTTATAACTTTTTCGCCTGTAACAGACGGAGCTGGCGGAACAATTATAAGTCAATCAACTTCTTTGTCTACGTTTGCATCTGTAAATCAAACAAACGGTGGAAACGCTTTGGAGGCTGGGGAAATGGTTTTGCCAAATACTTATACAATTGCAATTCAACATCGAGTTTCTTTTGTTCCTAGCGAAAATTATCAGGTATATTATCGTAACCGCTATTACAAAATAATTGGCGTTCAATTAGATGACCAACGGCAGCACAAAGAGTACATAATTAAAATGGTTGGAGTATGAGCGTAAAGATAAAAGGATTGGACGCTGCTTTAAAGGACTTAGACAAGCAAGAGCAGATTGTAATTGATGCCGTAAAAGATATTTTGTCAAGTACGGCAACAGATATTGAAATTGAGGCAATTAGAAATGCACCAAATTCATATCAAATTGGAGATGCAACAATTAATTTAAGTTTTATTAAGCAAAAAATTGATAAAAAAGTTTTTGAAAATGGATTACTTTGGAATGTTGGTTTAAGCGTTCCAACAACTGGTGAACAATGGGAGGCTTGGATGGAATTTGGCACAGGATTAAGTGCAAGAGAGATTTTATCAAATCCACAATATTCTCAAGAGGTTCGAACTATTGCTAGGACGTATTATAGAAATGGTAAAGGTCGTATAATTGGGCAGCCTTATTTAATGCCAGCTTTCTTTAGAAATACAGCAAACTTGGTTCAAGAAATCGAAAACGAAATAAATAAGGATTTAAAATGAGAGAAATAGCCACCGACATACGAATTGCCGTAATTAATGCAATCACGCCTCTGACTCTAAGCGGAGTTACTATTCCAATTTACGATACGGAATTACCGCCAACAATTAATCCAGCTAATTATGTTAATTCAGCTGCTTTTGTTCTTATAACAGACCAAAACGAAGCAGAAACAACAAACAATGATTGTTCGATTAGACAAAACGCAACCATTCAAATTAATATCGTTACCAAGTTTCCACAAGGTAGCGGAGGCAAGAAATTATCGGAAAATATTTCAAATGCTATTCAACAAAAAATGACTTTGGATTATTTAACATTACCAGACGATTTGCAAGTAATAAACATTAGAAAGAACTTTAGCAGAACTCAAATTGAGCAAGGAAGTAGCCAAATAGCTTACCAAAAAATATTATCCTACACATTGGATATTTTCTTCGTGTCTTGATAATTAAAATTTTATGTATATTTGTTAAAACGAATAAGCAATGGCAACATATCAATTAGGCAATTTCTTTACTTTCGAGTGGAACTCTCTTCCTGTCGTTTGTAAAACTTCCGCTTCAGTTTCCATCTCCAACGAATCTGTAACCGTTAGAAACGATTGCACCGGAGACTATGGAGTTAGACTTGAAGGCGGAGACAAATCAGGTTCTTTCTCTTTCTCAGGAGACCTAGATTTTGCATCTACTGGAGTATCTAACCTTTCAGCTTTTGACTTGATGGAAGACATCGGAAAAGTATTTGAATTGGTTTTTGGAGGTACTGACTCAGGAGATAAAATCATTACAGTTGATGCTCAGTTAAACTCAATTGAAATTACCGCTGAAAGAAACTCTCAAGTTTCATTCTCAGGAACTTTCGACTTTGCTGGCGCTCCTGTTATTAGCGTAATACCAACCTAAACAAAATATATGGCTAAGTACCATTCAGCTCCTTTTAAAGAAGGAGAGATTTTCTTTTACCCAAATCTTGGGTCTTTGGCAAACTTTGAAGATTCTACAGGACTAGGAATTGGAGAAGCTTTTACAGGAAGTTCAATACCTAAGCTAGATTACATTTACGCTTTACTACATGAATGCCACAAAGTTGCTTGCTTGCGTAAGTCAACAAATTCAGTAAGCTTAGACGAGTTAAAAGTTTGGATTGAGGGCAAGGATGTAATGAAATTGTTTAACAATGTTTTATCCGACTTACTTTTAGAGTTAGGCGTTGGCGAAAGCCAAGAAAAAAAAACATAAGTGAAGACGAAAGCGAGGATTATTCAGCTCGCGAAAATTTAATGCTGCTCGTAGGTAGGACAAAACTCCCTTATGAGCAGCTTTTTTGTTTAAGTAGGAAAGAGTTAAAGGCATTGATAAAAGGACACGAGATTGACCAAAAAGACATGGTTGAGGCAATGAGAACTCATGCAATAATAGGATTACAACCACATTTAAAGAAAGGAGCTAATTTAGACCCTTTAAAACTTTGGCCATTGCCTTGGGATAACTTTGGCAAGCCATTGGAGACAACACCGCAAGACTTTGCTAAAGCAAAGAAATTGTTGGAAATTGCAAGTAAACTAGAAAGAAATGGCAAATCCAAGAATAGACGTTGAAATTGGAGCGGTAATTGATGGGCTTAAAAAAGGCTTTGGACAATCAATTGGAATTATTGGAGCCCTTGAAAAGCAAGCTTTAGATTTAGATAAGGCTTTAAGAGCTGCAACTGATTTGCCAGAGATTGCTAACTTAAACGTAAAGCTTGCTCAAACTCAAGCAGCAATAAGTAAATTAAAAAGCACTGGAATTGAGCCTTTAACTAAAGCTACAAGAAGTTACAACGCTGTTGGAGTAGACTTTGCAAGAATTATTCAAGATGCTCCTTTTGGAATTATTGGTGTTGGTAACAACATTCAACAACTAGCTTTCTCTTTTCAAGAATTAAGGAATACAAGTACTTCAACAGGAGCTGCTCTTAAACAGGCTTTTTTACAAATAATTTCTCCTGGAAATGCTTTATTTTTAGTAGTTTCTTTAATTACTACCGCATTAACTGCCTATCAAATGGGGGTTTTTGATTCAAAAGAAGAGACAAAGGATTTAGAAAAAGAAACCCAAACTTTTGACCAAACTTTAAGAAAGGTAATAGATTCTTTAGGTGCAGTTCAGCAAGCTAGATTAGCAGGATCTAAAGGAACAGCAAATGAATTAGTACAATTAGATTTATTAAATAAGGCTTTAAACGATACAAATCAACCTCAATCAACAAGAATTGCGGCATATAAAAAGCTAAAAGAGGAGTATCCTACTATTTTAAGTAATATTACTCAAGAAAAAGCTTTGGCAAATGGTCTTGGAGATGCTTATCTAAAAGTGGTTAGTGCAATTACACAAAGAGCAGCTGCAATTGCAATTGAGGAAAAGTTAGTTGATTTAGCTAAAGAAAGATTTGAAATAATTCAAAAAGAGCAAAATGAGGTAAGTTTACAAAACAATTTATTAAAGCAAAGAGAAGATTTATTAGGAAAAATATCAGAAAGAGGAATCCAAATTAATAAAAATGGAACAACTCTAGCGCAAATTTTTGGAGACAGAACAGTTGATTTCGCTTTAGTTGATTTAGGAGATGCAATTATAAACGTAAATAAGGAATTAAATTTACTAGGAAATGTTGTTGCACCTAAAACTCAAAGTGAGTTAGTTAAAAATAATACGGCTACAAGCCAATTGAAAGATGAGTTTTTTAATCTTAATTTGGAATTAACTGACTTTTTTCAACTATCAGAGAAAAGCAGCGAATCAAGTAATAAACTAAAAAGAAGTTTTGAAGAAATACAAAATATTGATTTGAAGCTCCCTACAGTTTCATTTGATCCAATTCTTCCAGATAGAAATAAATTTGAACTACCAGAGGCTAATTTAGAAAACATTCAAAGCCAAATTCAAGCTCTTGATGCTTTAAATCTAGCATTAAAAGGAAGTGGAATAGGTGTTGAGCAATTTTACGCGGCAATTGCAAACGGTGCTGCTGAAGGATTTACTTCATTAGATTCATTTATTGGCAGATTGTCAGAAACTCAAGCTTTTGTTAATGAAACATTTGCTATTTTAGAACAAGGCGCAGAAAATACACTTGGTGACATGGCTTTCGCAATTGGTGACGCTTTGGCAAGTGGTGGCAACGTAATTAAAGCAGCTGGAGGTGCATTGCTTGGAGGATTAGCTGGTATTTTAAATCAACTAGGACAATTAGCCATTGCAACTGGTCTTGCAGTTGAAGGTATAAAAAAGGCTTTGACAAGTCTTAATCCAGCTGTAGCAATTGCTGCTGGTGTAGCTTTAGTTGCATTGGCTGGTTTTGTATCAAATAAAGCTAAAAGTTTGGGAAGTAGTTCAAGAGGAGGAGGAGGAGGTGGTGGTGGATCATCTGTTGGAACCTCAGGTGTTGGCGGAGGAACTTCTTTTGCTGGAGGTGGACAAGGAGGCTTATTCGCTCAAAACAGAGATGTAAGCGGCGAGTTTGTAGTAAAAGGCAATGATTTGGTTTATGTTTTAGGACAGGCAAACAATAAGATAAATAAAGGCTAATGGCTAACGATTATAGATTACTCCTTGCAGTTCGAGAAGGTCTTGGCACGATTACGGTTAACGGGGTTACTCCTTTAGAATTCTATACCGAAGGCGATGTATTGACAATTGCAGTTGCGCCAGGCTCTGGTTATCATACCGCAATGTGGTATACTTCGCCAGGCAATACTTTCTTGTCTTCTAGTTTGTCGTTTAGCTACACGATGCCTAGTGAGGATGTTAAAGCCTATGTTGTTTTAACAGGCCAAAACGCGCCTGTAAATGACTACGGTCTAAAATATGAGGGGGGGTATGCTACAAACTACGGAGGCAATGTTTGGAACTTGCAAATTTTCAGAACTGGCTATTCAGGAGCGGTTACACCTTTGCTGATTAACGATATTACATACAATTGGGGTAATACTGGAAACGACCCATTAGAGACAATTATTGGCTCCTCGGTTGACTTTACAATTGCTGGCGAGACTGGAGATTTTAACGAGTTTCTTGTTGGTGGCAATCGGACTTGGAGAGTTGCGTTAAATCAAGTTAGCGCAAACAACGATATTACTGATTGGCAAGCCGCTTCTCCAACTGGAGGTTTTAGAGGCATGGCTTATGGAAATGGGTTTTTTGTTGGTGTTTTTGCAAATGTGCAATATTCTTCGGATGGAATTACTTGGACAAGTGGCGGTTATTTAGGTGCTGAACACGTTACTTATGGAAATGGTCAATTTGTAGCCATTGGTTTTGTAATTGCTTCAGGAGTTCCAACATCATATATTAATACCTCACCAGATGGAATAACATGGACAAGCAGAACTCCTAGTGAGGTAATGACTTTTCAAGATATTTCATTTGGAAATGGATTATATGTTGCGGTTGCTAGTACTGGAACTAATCGTATAATGACATCACCAAATGGAATTACTTGGACATCAAGAACAACAAGTATAAATCCATCATTTAGCGGTGTTGCTTATGGTAATGGAATTTGGGTCGCGGTTTGTAGCGCATCTTCAGGAGGGACAACTTTTACTTCTTATGACGGTTTAAATTGGGATGAGCAAGCAACAGTTTTTAACTCTACGACAATTTTTTTTGCAGATGGTAAATTTACTACTGGCTCAAGATATTCAGTTGATGGATTAACTTGGATAAGTAATTCAATACCATTTTCTCCAGAGTCAATAGCTTATGGAAACGGATATTTTGTTGCAACTAGAAGTAGTGGAACTAACCGAATAGCTTACTCTACAAACGCAATAAATTGGACTGCAATACCAGCGGCTTCAGTTGCTACTTTTGAATCGATTGCGTTTGGAAATAATACCTTTGTAATTGGAGCAACAAGTGGAACAAGTAAAATTAATTACTTAGAATTTGAAGGCATACAATCTTTCTTTAGCGGCTACATAGCGCCTGACTTTATTACCTCTCCATATAAGAGTGGGCCAAAGCTTTTCTCTTTTACTGCGGTTGATGGATTAAAAGGATTTGATTCTATACGCTCAAATTTTACCTCTTGGCCTGACCCTAGAACTCAAGCCTTATCGGCAGTTGTTGGTGCTTTAAATCAATCTTTTGTAGATCAAAGACCTGTCTTTATTGGTTGCGAAGTACACGAGGCTAGAATGGATTATGACGAAAGCGTTTTCCGTCAATTTAACGTGCCACAAAACGCAATCTTTACCGATGGACTAGACGCTAAATTTAGCAACGGCGTAAGGATTGAAAACGAGCAATTGTATTTAAAAGATACGATTGAGAGAATGGTTAACCCTTTCCTTTGCCGAGTTTTTTTGTGGAAAAATCAATTTTATGTTGTGAGATTGACCGAGTTAGGCAAGTTATCTTATAAAATGTACGAATTCTTGCCCGACCTAAGTTTAACGGCAACAACTACAATTGTTAACGGCGATGATCTAAATGCGGATATTAACTCTCCGGAAGAAACTGCTAGAAGAGTATTTACAGAATTTAACTCTTATCTAAATCTTGGAGTATTAGACCCAAATAGCCAAGGCGGAATATTTGACGCTAAGTTTGCGATTGAGGAGTGGAATTTAAACGGAGTAGGCTCTACTTATAACGGAATTTATCAACTAAAGCTTTGGGATTATCACAAGGCAATCCCAAGTAACCAGCCATCAAGCGTTCCAAGTGGAAGTACGGCATTGGTGCAGTACGTATCTGGAGGGGGGGAGTATGTGCAAATATGGACAACAACCACAACGGATGGAATAGATGATCCTGAATTATCTTGGATTAGA